GTATTCGCTACATCCCAAAATGGTTGAGCGGTGCTATGACGCACTACGGGACTGACATCAAAGAATTCGAAAGCATAGTATCGAGACACGATGTGGATCTTTACAAACTGGCGAACCATCTGTTCCGCGCTCGTCTGAACAGTATGGGTCTGGATGAGTTCGTTTTCCCAGATGCCGATGCTGGTAAAGGCTTCAGCTCTGACGATGCTGTGTTCGCACTGTTCGGTGGTAATCCACAACAGTTGGCGATCCCGCAATTCGTCCTGGGTTACTTCGACATCTATCCTGACAAGTACGATGGTATCATCATCGTCGAGCGGGAAGGTGGTGAAGTAAAGGATGTTATGAAAGAACTGCTGAAAGCTGTCGCCCTTTATCGGGGCGTCGATGTGGCTTACGCGTCCGTTGTCTTCAGAAGATATCTGGAGAAAGTAAATAAAGACCTTGAGCCCGGCAGCAGTCATGCGGTCGAACTTACTCGTGAGTTGACGAACAACGACCAACACGAGTGATAAGTGATACATGTTATGCAAATCACTGCTATTACGGTGATATGTATAAACACACGGTTTCCATAACGCCTGCGGGACGTAGGATCGCTGTCTCTAGTCGACTAGTGACAGGTCGGCGTCGATCCTAAAATAGAAGCTTCTATCCTTCGGCAACACCAAATTGCAATTTGGAGCAATTCATGAGCAAGATCGTAATTGACAAAAAATCCGGTATGCCGGATCTGGAACACGTTTCCGCAGTGAAGATCAAAGATCACCTGCTGAACGGCACCGGCTACAGCACCGAAGCCAGCGACCTGCTGACCGCACTGCAAAACGGCAGCTTCGAAGCGCGTAGCACTCTGTCCCAAATCGCCGGTGAACTGGCTCCAGTGCTGCAAACCAGCATCGAGAACCAGAAAGCCGAATACGCCAACCCTGCCGGTCTGGCCGCTGCATCGTTCCTGAAAGCATTCGGTAGCAAGCCTTCCGACCTGCTGCGCCTGCAAACCTCGATGGAAGGCAAGTCGCTGACCGACGGCACCCGTTACGCTCACGCCGACGGTTCCGAATACGACAGCGTCTACTCCACCGAGTCGTACGACAACCAGTCGCTGATCGACCACCTGTCGATTTCGATCGGTCTGAACTACAAGATCGCTCGCCAAGGCCCGGCCATGGAAATGATCTACCGCACTGTGCCTCTGTCCCCAGAGCAAGGCGGTATCGACATCCAGATCCCGAACCTGTACGTCGAAAACACCCTGCAACACGCCCTGGACGGTTCCGAGTCGGACTTCGGCCTGCGCCGTGTAATGGACTCCGCGATCGACTTCACCGTTCTGAACGACAACAGCACTCAGCTGATCCCTGGCTACAACGCCACTTCCGCTGCGAACTTCGTCGCCACTTCGGTTATCACCCCGTTCGACTACGTCAACGGTCGCCGCACTGTCAAGACCTCCGGTCTGGCCGTAGGCAAAACCATCAACCTGCTCGGCATCGGCCAGATCGATTCCGTACAGCGCGTTGGTCAGGCTGACTACACTGAAGCCCTGGACCGCAACATCGGTATCGAATCCGTGTTCCTGAGCCTCGGCGCAGACACCATCCGCTTCGACACCAAAGGCCTGCCGTACAGCCGCTTCGTGAAGACTCCAGAGCAAGGCGGTCGCGCCATGGCGCTGAACTTCCCGCTGACCACCCTGGAAATCAACAAAGACACCGTCGCCTACAACGACGCTGCTCTGGCTGGCGCCGTGTTCGGCACCATCGCTACTGGCGACTACAAAGTCCGTCTGAAAACCATCATCAACGGTCAAGCTGACGTTGAGCGCGGTACTGTGAACATCAACGCCGGTTCGCTGGAAGTGATGTACATCAAGAACGCCGCTGGTGACAAGATCGACCTGGCTGCTGGCGTCGGCAAGACCATCGTTGATGGCCTGGCTGCACTGGCTACTTCCGCCTGGTGGCCTGATGCTCGCCTGACCAACACCAACCACCGTCACCTGGGCCTGATGCTCAACGTACGTAACGTGACCGAACGTCTGCTGACCCGTCAGCGCGCGCCGTTCTTCGTACCGTACCCACTGAGCGAAAACCGCGACCAGACCGTAATGGACTGGCTGACCTTCGCTGTTGGTTCCTACATCAACAACGAAGCGGTAGGCACCCTGATCGGCTACCACGAGCGCCTGATGCGCCTGACTGGCGGCCTGCGCGGTGAGCTGACTGCTGGCGACTTCGAAATCAACGCACTGCCTATCGAAGGTATTGGCCGCTGGTTGGTCAACCCTTACGTTCAGGAACTGGACGTTGACCTGATGGAAACCGCTCAGTCGCAGGAAACTGTGGCAAACGTGGAAAACGGTATCGAAGTGCTGGTCAACACCCTGCGCTCCGTGTCGTTCGACATCCTGCAACGCACCAACTACGAAAACGCCTGCCGTTACATGGACGGTGGCGAGATCACTTCGAAGTGGCGCATTGCCCTGGTTACCAGCAAGAAGATCGAGCGCTTCATGACGATCCAAGGCGACAGCCGCACCCTGGGTGCCGGCCTGAGCTACCAGCTGGAAGCCGATGTCGACCAGCGTCTGTCGGACGTGATGTACCTCACCATCGTTCGCGATGGCGAAGGCGTGGACGCTCTGTCCGCCGGTGCAATGCTGTTGACTCCGACCCTCGTGTCGACCATCAGCGTTACCCGTAACAACCGTCCTGGTAACGAAGCTGTTGTACAGCCTCGCTTCCAGCACTACAACTTCCTGCCGATCATCGTCAAGCTGAACATCAAAGGCGTCGACGAGCTGCTGGAGCAAACCCTGCCTTTTCGTATCAAAGGCGACGTTAATACCACTGATGTTAGCAGCCCCGCTCCGTAACTTGGAGCTACCTCCGGAAGTAGTTCCGGAGCTGCCTAATCCTTAGTGGGATTAATGTGGGAACATAAAGCCGGGACTTCGGTCCCGGCTTTATGCCGTCTACGGCAATTCACGTATAAAGAAATTACAGACATACATTACTAAAATAGGCGTAGTAGGAAAAGAGTAAAACCATTGGGGACCGTAGTTATATACACAGGGGCAATAAGGTTATGGATAGTTCGGGACGTCGTTTTGTTCCGTTCGATAAGTTCACCTCTCGTGCAGAGTTGAGCGATCCCGATTTGAAGGGTCGTGAGAACGCAGCGTTTACAATGCGCTACGTTAATGCGTCAAGTCGGACTCTAAGCGTCAAAACCAGAATGGGCGTGCATTCGATTCTCAAACCGAAGCAGTACACTCAAGGCGGTGAATACATTGACGTCTTTCTCGAATGGACTATGACTAAGGAATCTTACAAATCGACCTATGTTGATTTCTTAGACCGGCATCGAAATCCGCAAGGGTTAGCAGCAGAAATCATTAATGCCTTTGAAGCGAGATTGAATTCTTGGTCTCATCAGGGCAGGTTGACTACTCTCACGATTCATGTGGAGATTCAGCTGAATGATGTTGTTAATGCCGGGGGTACTGTGTACTTGGAAGAGTTGGATCTGTTGATCTCGCTCGAACCAGAAGTTGAGAAGTTTGAGGAGCATCCGTTCAGTAACTTTAATCGGTTGCAGTATGGATTAGCCGCTGACCTACCTCACTTGGGTAAAGATACTCTGCTGTTCTCGATCAAAGCCGTAGACAATAGTTCTCTTAGGAATAGACATGATCGGTTTATGCTGTTGGGCAATACCGTTCACCACATTCCAATTGAACGTGATTTAAGGTTACGTGACGGTGTACATGTCACAACTCGGCGACCAGCCGCAGTGAAGAACGTCATTGGGTCTGGTGCAACCATCCACACTGAACATCTGTCGTTTGAAGATGCAGATATTCGGTTCAACTTAGCTGACAGTATTGAGAAAGCCCAAGCTGGTGTTAGTTGGCAAGAAATACGTAAAGAAGAAATAGCCCGCAGAGCGCACGAACAGAAAATGAAAGAGTTCGATCGAGCTGGGGAGAAAGCTGACACAGACCACACGTATACGCGAGAGAAGACAGAGTCCGAAAGGGCATTCGCTCGCGAGCGTGAGGAATGGCTTCGCTGGAAACATCGCGAAGACGATGTTAAAGAGAAGACTAAAAACTTGGGCGACTGGATTCGTCTGGTCGGTGGGATAATCACATCGTCGCTAACTGTGTTAACGATGGTGGCTAAAATGAAACCTTCATAGATGGGTAGGGGATGGAATGCATACTTGGTTATTTGACGACTTGCAGAAGAGGATGCCTGTTTTCAATCAGGACATTCTGGATGGACTCGCCTATCATGGCTTGGACGATGCTAAGGGACTCGTAGATCAGACTATTGCGTGTGCTGAAAACAGTTATCCAGATGACTTCGAGTACAACGGATCTTACATCTGTAGTCCTCAGGAAGCGTACAGCGTTATGTCATCTTCGCTGACACGGTCCGATCGTTCCACCCCCTCCATCGACTTAGCGCAAAGCGATGTCTACATGGTGAAGTATCAGTTCTCCTGTAATGGCGTTCCGCTATATCCGCGCTATTTCTGCTTGCCTGCTCCAAGGCGCGGTGGGTTGCTCACCATTACAGGTAAACAGTTCGCCATCGGCGATGTACTAACAGACCCTGGCCTCTCGATTGGCCAGGACTTTGTGTTCATCCGTATGTCACGCGCTCCGGTTACATTCAAGCGTCTGATCTACACCGTTTTGAAAGATGGAGAAGATTACTCCGAATACATTGCTTATTCTTGGCTGCACCACCGGTCTGCCAACAATAACAAGAAGTCGGAAAGTGATACCATCACGCTCGGTAAGGTGATGTCTACTCTGCCGCATTATCTCTTCTGCCGCTACGGGCTGAAAGAGACGTTCGCTCGGTTTGCGTATTGCGATGTTGCAATCGTTACCGAAGAGTTCTTGGCCGAGAACCCCGTTGACCCTGAAAAATACACCGTAGTCAGATCAGCCAAGTCCCGGCCGGCTGCATTGAAGCTGCGTGTGCATTACCCCGATATCGCTACAAATCTCTGCCTGATCATTCCTAAAGCTGCTACCAATCAGCTGACCATGGCGTTTGCCTTGGCATTCTTCTATCTGGTCGATCTGTTCCCTCAGGATCTGCTGGTTGAAGACTTGCTCGGCGATGACATCTGGAAGCGCTGGATGGGTTACGTTCTCTTTGGCGACCAGATGTCTGTTGGTAAGCTGGTTGAGAACGTGGTGAGTCACCTCATCAGCCTGGATGATTACGTGGACATCGAAGTACGCAAGACTCTGCTGGATGAAGAGAACTTGGATGTTGAAAACCTCTACGAGTTCTTTGCTTACATTCTCGTTCAGATCGATCACCTGATTGATTCGAAAGCGGAATCCATTGGCTCCATGTATGGTAAACGCTTGGTGACTGCGCAGTATGTACTGCGTGACATCTACGAGCAGATCTTCCGGTGTCTCTTCGAGATCACGAATAACCGGAAGCGTAAGCACACAGCGGATGACTACAACAAGATCTTGGGTAAGTTCTTTATGCCCACGATCATCTTCAACCTGCGCAAGACTAGCAGCAAACCGTTTATGTCCAGCGTGTCTACACCTGGCGACAACATGTTCTTCCGAATCACCTCTCGCTTGGTAATGCAGGCGCAAACGAGTGCTGGGCGTAAATCCCAGAACTTGAACGTGAACGATCCACAATCGTGGCTCGACGGTTCGATTGCTGAAGGGGGTAACCACCTTATCCTTCCGAAGCACTCTCCACTGGGTCGTAATACGATCAACCCGACAGTGGAACTGGACGAGAAGAATACGATTGTGCGGAAAGAACACATGAAGCCAATCGTTGCACATATCGACGCGGCTATCGGCCGAAACTAATTTAACTCAAGAATAGGAAGATGTATGGCAAGCGACTCTCGTGAAGCGGAACGGATCTGGGACCTCGTCTTTGACGAGACCATCCGTTACATCGAGGCGAAAGCGGATGGCGTCGATGTTCGGGATGATTTCATTCTGGATCTTCGTCGCAGTTATGCTGAAAACCTCGGCAAGCATCGTTATAACAACAGCAACATGGACAAGCTGGTCAAACTGACCTTTGCGAACCTTCGGAACATCGAAGACGAACTGGGTCAGCGCGGCGATCGCGAGAAGGACATCATCCGTCTTGGCGTTGAAGCGATGGTGGATGGTCACTTCGCTGAATCTGTTTTCGCCGATCCAAAGCTTGTTCGTGAACTGCCGCGTGATGCTGAGCGCGGTATGGAAGATGCAATGCGGCTGGCTGGTAAGCTGGCCGGCGGTGGACGTCGTCGTGGTGGTAGTCGTGATCGTGATAACGATGATGATGATCGCCGTGGCGGTGGTGCTCGTTGGAGTACCCGTGAGGATCGTGATGGTCGAGACCGTGACCGAGGTGGTCGTGATCGTGATTACCGCGATACTCGCCGCAGTGGTCCTCGTGACAGCCGTTCTGGTAACGAAGGTGCTGATCACTGGGATATCCTCTCTGACATCGGTGTTGCTACCGATGAACGGGATGAGCGTGATGAACCACGTCGCGAAGAACCACGCCGTGAGCGTGAGCCTGAACGTCGTGAACCTGAATACGAGCATCCAGAAGAACCACTGCCACATCTGGAAGCCCGCAACACCCACGTAGATGGTCCTGACCATACGCGTGCAAACCCGTACGAAGATTACTGGCTGAATGATGAGCATTGGCGTGTCGCTCACTTGTCTGGCTGGAAACTTACTGGCGATGGTGAACAGCTGATCACCGCCGTCCCAACCCTTTACGACGTCAACCAATACATCAAGTATTACGTCATGGATAGCAGCGGCGAAGTCCGCGAGGAGTTAGTTGAAGTGGATAACGAAAACAAGCAATTGGCACACAGCCTGCGTGAAGATACCCATGCAATCGATACCCCGAAAGCAGCACCTACCGGCGGCATCTCGCTGAAGGCGTTGAAAGAAGGCACTACCGAAATCAGCCTGGAGCTGGACAAGCCTGGTCTGAAGCTGGGTGACCTGATCAAGCAGATCCCTACTGACCAGTTGACCTTCTCCAACGCTCTCGCTGCCGACAGCATTACCAGCGCCGTATTCCAAGGGCGTGTTCGCCTGAACTCGGAAGACGCGCCGGTGCGTGTTGACGTGCAATTCCTGCGTACCCCTATCGCAGTGCAAGACAATGCTCAACTGGATCTGGTTGCCAAAGTCGGCGGTGCCAACACCCTGACCCAGGCTGCTGAGCTGCTGGAAGAACTGAAGCCACAATTCGAGAAGCCGGTATTCGAGCTTCTGAACAAACGCTTCACCGAAAACCTACTGCGCTCTGCGAAATACCAGTTCCAATTCGACAAGGTTACCAAGCTGGACTTCAGCCGCCACTACGGCCGCTTCCTGGACGCGTACGGTGCCAAGCGTGGCGCTGCCGAAGCAGCACAGTTCGCTCAGCGTGTCGGTCACGTAACCACCCTGTCCACCGCTTACGTCTCCGCTGAAGAAATCGCCGACATCGCCGGTGATCTGATCGCCGACGTGAAGAATCCGAAAGCTCTGGTATTCCTGGATGTTCTGGCAGTAGCAAGCTTCGGCGCAACCATCGACGAACTGGGCATCGGCCTGGCTCTGACTATGGACGAAACCGGTCTGGCTGTTACTCAATCTTCCAACCGTGAACTCTTCACCACCCTGCGCGGTCTGTACTCGGCCCTCGAGCAGCAAACCCCGCCGGGCCTGAAGCCTCGCCTCTTGCTGTCCACCTCTGACAACCGCCTGATCGAAGTACTGCCTTACGCCTGCCGCCTGGAATCTTTCATCCTGGCTGCTGTGTAAGCTTTACCATCAGGTTCCTGCTACGCCAAGCACAGAGGTGGCCAGTAATGTGGCCGCACCCATCAACTTAATCGTAATACTGTAGGACGAATCCGTACACCCTTCAATGGGTGTACGGTGCATTATCCGAGAGGTAATGTTTTTTTTGTTTGAAAACCACAGGGGATGACGATGACTTCTATCATCGAACGCTTGGCATTTGCTAATCCTGAAGAAGAAGCTTCTTTTGAAGCCTCCGGGATGGAATACGAAAACGAGATTTACATCTCGGGTTATGATCTTCAGCAGATCGTCACCACAGCGACGTATCACGAAGGTCAGGAGCAATGGGGGATCTTTGTACCCAAGTCTGATCAGAACGCCTCCAGCGGCTCTATACGCGTTCGTATGACCGAACACGAAGACAGCTCAGTGGTTTATGAACAAACCACCAAGACTGACGCTAAAGAGAAGGGTAAGCTTGAGAACGAGCGTCCTTCTGATGAAGTAATGTTCGGCCAGTTTAAGCTGATGGCTGATCAGGGTCTCATCAAGATGCGCTACGTCATTGAAGCTACCACTCGCGATGGCGTTCCCTTCAAGTTTGAAGTGGACATCTTCCGTAACGGTAAGGGTGAAGTAGTTCCATGGGCGAAGATCGATGCTGAACTTCCGGATGGTTATGAACTGACCCCTGAAGAGATCCCATTCACTCACGATGAACTCATCATCCTGACCCCTGCCATGAAAGTGGACCGTCAGGCTGAAGTGAACAAGAAGGTCGCTAAGCTGTACGAGACCTACTTCCGCAGCCCTAACGTACACGTATGAGGTGCTGCATGTACGCTAACAAACTAGCGCTGGCTATCCACGCTGCATTGTTTCCTACTGAATATAGTGAACAGCAGCGGCGTGAGGACGAAGCGTGGGCTCGACAGCTCTATCAGATCAAACATCCGAATGTGATGCCGATCTACTTCGTTACTTGATGGCATAAGCCGACATAAAGACCGTGGGGAAACCCACGGTCTTTATGCTCTTTCTTTTTTTTTGTGTAACCACCCTAGCAGTGAGTTATCACATCGAACTAAGCACTTTGATCAACTCAATAATTTCTGGGATGTTCAGGCCATTCTTGGCTGCTACCAAGACGGTGACAAACAGAATACTGAGACCAACCAATTTCTGAAGCTCACTCGGCGACCATGGAGCTGTTGGCGCTTGAGCTGTCGCAGGGGTTTGGAGAGGGGTAGGAGTCGGATTCTGACCACCGGCAGCCACGCCGAGACTCGAGGTCAGAATCATATCCTGCGTAGCCACGTCCAGGGTTGCGAGTGCATCCTGGATCTCCTTAGCTTCTGCGGTGCTTGGGTCCAACTGACGATCACTTGGAAGGAAGCCGTTGACCAGTGTGATCAACGTAGGCTCCCAGGTGAAGCCCACCGCCGGGTTCTTTGCCATAAGCGAGATAGCATCTCTTACGTTCATGGGAACCACCAGATGTCATGTGAAGTGCATGACGGCCTAAGGCCATCATTAATCTACATTAACTCCCTGTTTATGTAAATGCTTTAGCGGCGTCAAGCGCAAGGAATCTGCACACAGTGATGCCGTCAACGGAGTGTTCGTCAAGATCCTTGATCGAGATACCTTCCCCCTCAACGATGTTCGCATCATCCATGATAAATTGACGAATTAATTCTTTATCGGTTTTATATTGCCCTTCCGGACACACCGCTTTCTTTGCCTTACCGGGAGAAACTTCGACGAATTGTAACGTCCGTCTATGTTTATAGCAAGTATCGTCCAAATACTTCATGGCCGTTACAAGCGTCCGGTAGGTACTGATGTTTAGATGAGAAAACGGAGCCTCACATCCTACGATGTCTGGGTCGTACTCATCCAGTATTTCTGCAAGGCGGTCATTTACAACAAGCAACCGAGCGTCAAGGTTGCCTCTGTTCGATGCAACCCCCGCGTACTTGTTATAAGCTGATTTATCAGCAGTAACAGTTTCAGCAAAGATTACAGTCGATATACCTGTACGAAGATCGTGGTCTACAATCGTAAACCCGACCGTATTGGTGCCGTTGTCGATACCGAGGATTCGATATATCCAATGGCCGCTGAATCCTGGCTTAAGTTCGAACATGACTGGTAGGCGCTACCGAAGTAGCGCCACTCCTTTTAAGCGCCGGTGCCGATCGTTTCAAGGGTAGGGATCGACTGAGTGCCGAGCATCGGGATTTGGTTACCGACGTCGAATTGCAGAGTCAATTCCTGTTCGTTGTAGTACAACGCCTTGTGGTCAGCAGCGAACGCGTAGATTTGAGTACCGATCGCTTCGTTGAACTGGGTAGTACCCGAAGTGGTCTGTACGGTAACAGTGCGGTCAGCGGCTGTGCAGAGTGCGAACTCCGACATGATCGCGTATTCCTCGTCACCACCATACAAGATCTTGGACACGTTGACGTACTCTTGCACGTCAGTAGTGGACAGGACGACTGGCAGCAAGGCAGATACTGCCAGCTTCACGTCAGTGGTGGTAGCGGCGCCGGTAGACGGCAACTGGATCGGTTCTGGGTACAGGTTCGAGGTGTTAGGCACGAACACGACTTCAGTAACGATACCATCTTCGGTAGTGATCTTCTTCATCACTACAGTCACGTCATCCGTGGAGACGTGAATACGCAGACCGAAGTAAGCGTAGTAGTTGACACCGTCAACCAACATCTCTACACGCAGAGCGTACTTATCGCGGATGGACTTTGGAAAGTCATCATCCACAGGACGCATTGCCATTGGCATTGGGTTGTAGAGCGAAGCGTTGTCGGCGTAGTGGTCCAAGATCGAAGTCTTGGCAATACCGTTGTTACCGATCGACGCGGTGTGACCTTTGTTACCAGCCATGAGGATGCAGAGCTTCACACGCTCAGTGGCGGTAGGACGCGCGTTCTCTTGAACTTCAAGACGCTCGTTCATGGTGGACTTGGCATCAATCACCGGATTTTGTCCGAGGAGTAACGAAACCAGAAGCTTAGCGCCGTAGACTGTGGCTTGTACCGTATTCATAGCTGTCCCTTAACGTGAGAAGAGTGGTGGTGTGGATGCGTGGTTAAACGGCAGGTTTCCGGGAACCTTGCTGTCCGAGTACCGGTACGCAATCTTGAGGACACCAGTGATGTTGTTACACCATTTGCTCAGATCGAGACAGAACACGTAATTGTACGCTGGATCATTCACGGTGTGTGCGGTGCTCACGAAGCCGTTGTAGATGACTTCAGAGCCGTGGACGTTGAAAGGCAGCTCCTGATCAGGCACAGAGACCCATTCGTCCCCAGTGAGACGACGGAGCAGCTGTGGTAGATTTACGAGGTCTGCCCACACGTAACCGGTTGGAATCGTGTACAGATACGACTCGGTAGCCCGGCGATCATCGTGGGACATGAAAGCGTCCGACAACTTCAGCTCACCATCTTCCAGAATCAGATCAACTGGAGGCAAGCCTTGGTTGCTGTCGCTATAGAACTGACGAATGTCCAACAGCGAATCGATAGTCGAGCCGAGCAGCGTCAGAGACTGACGCGTGATCACTTTGAAGTTACCTGTGAAGATCAAATGATCGCCAGAGATAGTGATCAGGTAATCGGTGTTCTGAAGAGCTGGCAGCAGACCCTCACCGATAGGTTCCTGAGAAACCAGTTCGATGGTGATTAGCGCAGGTTCCAGGAACAGACCGTACTGTTCGTGCAGTGCAGCGATGATCGCAGCATCTGTAAGCTCAGGAACGTGAATCGCACAAGGCTCATCGTTCAAGATTTGACCGATGTCTACACGGCGATACATCAGGCGCTGAACTTCCTCACTCCAACCGTTGGTCGAGGCGAACTTGATATCAACTGACGTCAGTCCTTCCTCACCTTCAACAGTTGGAAGACCGAACAGTAACTGCTCAGGTTTCAGCAACCGGTTGTTTGTAGCGTTGATGTAGTCGACCAGCAGCTCCTTAGAGGGCTTGCTGTATCGAGCTATCCTTGGTTTCTTGAGTGTGTACATTTATCACCTCAGGCCCTAGAAAGCAGGTGGCCACAATCCGTCAAGTATATTGTTCGAGAAAGCGTCGGAGAGGAGGATCGAAGTCCCAGGTTCTCCCAGCGTTACTGTCGTTTCACCAACCCATCTCAACGAATTCGGTTTGGCCTTGAGGATGAAGCTGCTACCCGTAACGAGTGCGTTCTCAAAGTCCATGTCCGTAATCACCAAACCTGAAGCTAACGCGATGTTGTTCATCACGCCCTTTACCGTAATGGGCGGCGTTAGATCCAGACTCATACCACCGAAGACGTCCGCTACGTGCAATCTATTGTAGCGGTACGTCATCTGACCTGTATGTTGTCTATAGATGTTTTCATCCGTAGACTCATGCGTGGTGATCACCACGTTGGTCACAGCACCTTCAACAATCATCGGAGGACCGATGGATGCGAACTCTGCTCTCAAGTGGAGATTGAAATGGTTATTGGCCATGATCAGTAACGCCACGGCAGGATCGAACTTCAATAACCGTAGCGTGTCAGTCATGGGATTATCCGTTAGGTCTTAAGATGTCCGAGTGTATTCAACCAAGATGGCGCCACAGTAAGCCAACGAGTTGTTGGCGAACGTCACTGGGAAGGAAGCCTTAGCCCCTACCGCAATAGTAGGCATCGCAGTTGGTTTAATATCAGTCGCTGCAATCACACATCCCATTTGCGCTGAAAGTAACGCGGCGAGTTGTGTCATGTTAGCGTAGCCTGGTCCACCGAACTTAACAGGGCGTCTGAAGGTCAATGGCCACGATCTGCGACCGTAGTAGACCGTCAGTGCCCCGATGTAAGGAACGCCGTTGAACGTCAACAGGAGAGCTGTGTTGTCACCAGCATCCTGAGGTCCATTCTCAGATACCTGAGAGATGGTGAACATGTTCGATTGGATCGGCTCTGCCAACGAGGCAGCATTCATCAAGTTCAGGTGAGTAGCAATCTGATTCTTGATGTTAAGGCTAATGAACGCATCGGTGTGAGACAACGTCAGCGTATTAACCAGAATGCGGCCAGCGATCTCAAGACCCAGACGGGCAATCACGCAATCAACTTCACCTACCCACCGATACGAGTCGGCGGATGAGATTACTGCGACTGTACCCAACTGATCGTAGCTGTCTTCAACGAAGTCAGTTTCACTGATCGGAATCCGGTACGGCCAGAAGAGATTACCCATCAAGTCTTTTGGAGTCGATGGTACTTCAGCCGCTACAGATAGATTCACCCCAGACAAGAAAGCTGGCAGGCTAATCCGCTGATACTCGAATGTGAATGTACCCACCCGATCCCACAGACTAACTGGCGCCTTGCTCTTGTCGATCGACACCTTAACGCTGGTATTGACACCACCAAGCGATACAGGCGCCTCTATCTTCAGATGTGTGGCTTTGAGGGGAGCTTTTAACTTCTCCCCAATTTGAGCCCTCAACGCATCGAGTGGATGCATCTTCAAGAGTGTTTCTGGTGCAATGCTCATGAGTGCATCCTTAGATACCCAGGAAGTTCTTTCTACGCGCGTTGGTCAGGAGTTCGTATCCGGTCAGACTATCGTCGATGATCAAACTACCCAGCGGTTGATCAGGGATCGCAAGATACCCGACAACATCCGTCTGAACAATCTCACCGATATCAGTCTGAGGCTTATCGATCAGCGTCATTCTTGGAAGTGGCATGTCGATCTGTTGTTTCAGCTCGATGCTACCTACAAGTTTGATACCAACGTCAGCAGGAACCTTAGCCATTACCCGTAGGTCTCTGGCGGTCATGTTGACTTTCGGATACGGCATCAACTGCTTCATGTACATCTTGCCGTTTTCATGAAGATTCATGATAGTAGGCAGAGGGTTCTCTACATCGTAGTAACTGTCGGACCATTCTTTAGGAATGGAAAGCTTTGGGAACTTCCCATCGACAATCTTAATAGGACTGTCGTTGATCTGACCGATATATTGAACCGTGTACGAAGACAACGCTGTCATGACGCGAAGCATCGCAGCGTGGACTTCACGAACGCGTGTTGCGTTAGAAAGGTTACTACCTGTAGCTGTGTTGAAGATCTGGTCAGCCATCATGGAGAATTCAAGATCCCCCATTCCGGTAATGTCGATGCCGACACTATTCAACCAGTTGTCGTAGTTCATCTCACCCGCAAGGTCAATGCGGATGTCCATGTAGCAATGGTCGATGATCGTGTGCAGCTCACCTTCGGCTTTGTAGTCGCCGTTGTAGTTCCGCATGTCACGATGATGCAACATCAAAGCTTGGATTTCTTTACAGGTGTCGCGGAATGCCTCGATGCTGACGTACGTGCCGATCTGCACCTGAGTATCCAGAATGTAGTCGACGTAGTATTCAGGCACCTTCTTACGCGTTGTCATACTCATCAACTTCGCCTTGGTAGGCAAAGGGATACGTCGAACACGGCGAGCGTTTACGATCGGAACATGAGAAAGCTTCTGACCGATAGAACGGTTGTAGGCGTAGAGGTAGAAAATAAAGGCATTCTTAACCGAGAGACGATAGAGATCACCGTTCGCAGGGTTAGTGAACACGACCACGGAATTAAAGCGCTTGTAATGAGCAAGGTAGATCCAGTGGTTGAGCAACACCTCTGTCAGCGTGAATGGCTCAGCGTCAGTCCGGTCAACCACGTTCGACTCAAGTACCTTGGTCTTAAGGCGGTTGCCCTTGAACTTATTCATCTCAGCGAAGACATCTTCTACGACGTCGTCCTGAATAACGATGTTGTCACGAGCGAGCGGAGTCTCGAGTTCCAGAAGTTCCTGAGGGCTCTTAACGCTGCTACCCATCGCCGGCTCAATACCGTTGATGGTCTTACGAACGAATACAACCAGTGGCTTCAGATCAATCGTCAGCCTTTCGTAATCGTGCTCAAGATCGTAACCCGCCAACGAGAAGCCGCGGTCAGTCAGATACTTCTGAGTAATCAGATCGAACGTCTCGCCACGACCGAGGTTCAAGTTCAGGTAACGGATGTTCCGGTACGTAAACAGTTTCTGCTTCAGCGTCATGAGATCGAACTCATCACCTACAGCTTGGTTAAAGCTGCTGATGTATTGACGCAGGTGGTAACTGTGGGCCTGATCAGTTTTGCAGACAGCCTTACGACTGTTCAGCACCACTTGAGTCAGACGGGTATAAAGAATACCCAAGAACGCCGGATAGTAGAATGGCTCGAACAATGCGTAGTCCGAGTTATCCCACCGTTTAAAGCAATGCGTGATGTAACGCTGGATATCAGGAATCAACTGTTGCTCTGAGGCTTCCACCAAAGACGCGTCATACTTGAGGATAGTATGGTCAGCGGCTTGGATAGCTGTCCCTATGTCAATCGGGTTAATGATCCCGTTGATCAGCATTTGTTGATCCGGGTAAGCCGCTACCAATTCCTGATAGTAGCTGCTCCCGTAGGTGTATTCCTTTCTCGTTGCAGCGTGGATCTTTAAGTTGGCTTGTGTGAAGTCAATGATCGTGTTGTCATCGAGGGAGGTTACTTGCATCATCACGTTACTGGAATGATACAAACCCGCGTTGTTCCTGTAGTACTTCCAGCTATACGGATCATTGAGATCGACAGCTATCCCCGCTTTAAGTAACCGCCGGTTCATCATGTCGGCAGTGTAGCTACTTTTAATCACGAGTGTCGCGACAAGCTTTATAATGCTTTTGATGTAAAGCCTGTAGTAGGCATTCATGACTTACCCCGATCTTAGTAGGAGAGGATTAAATGGCAGCAGATGACGAACGCGCGCAGAAGAAAGTCTCGCAGTTCAGGAATTTAAGTAAGGCTGATGAACGCGTTCTTGGTCGTCTGGTCACTGACCGTACCGATCCGAACCGCGGTAAACTCAAGGATGTCGATCTCAGTGCCGTGGGGGCCGTAACACGCCGCACACTTCGTGACGCCACTGACATTCGTAACATCTTCCAAGTTCAGCCGGACTTGAACATTGCTCGAGAAATCCTGGTCAGCGCTGTGGTATCGCCAGGCGATCTATCGTCGACCACATTGATCTTCAGTAGCAAGATCGACGGCAAAGAAACGGCGCTCACAGCCCAGATGGTGGATGTCATCGAGAACTTCTTCATCAATGAGAAGAACCTCGACAAAAAGATCACCGGCTGGATTGATGATGCATTGGTTTGGTCGGGCGCTCACCCAATCATGATTATCCCCGAGGCTTCTATCGATCGGATGATCAACGGCGCTCAATCGGCCAGTATGGAGTCCGTGGCTAGCTTTGACGGTGAATGGGCTAATGGATGGTATCGTCCAAAAGGCATCCTTGGTTTGGCTCTACCAACCGCAAAGGGCATCGACTACGTCAGCTTGGAGTCAAGCCAACGGAGGATAAACACCACGGATATGGCGGATTATCATACCATCAAGATGATGGGTGATACTAAAGAAACGAAGGGTAAGAAGATCGCTCTTCCTATCCGCGTTACCGACAACTTGGCAGCATTCCGTATGCCGGCCGTGATGGAAGCCAAACGCACCAAGATGCGTGAATCGGTTTACGGCAATCCTTCAATGGAATCCCGCCGTCGCCGTCGGGCTCAGCGTGAAGCTGATGCTGCTCAGAATACCAATGGTGAAGGCACAGGTGCTGGTAAGAAAGCTGCTCAGTCTCCGGGCGCAGTTCACAGCCAGTTCTTCAAACCCCCACAGGGAATGAAGCGTAGCCGCCTTGAGGTCGTGCCTACTCGTAAGCAAGTTGGTGGCGAAGCCATCGGCCACCCTCTCGAGTATCACCTCGCTATCGAAGCTGTGATGCCTATCTGTGTTCCTGGTGATCCGACCAACATTGTTGGGTATTTGGTAGCTCAGGATCAGAATGGATTCCCGCTATCATTCTCACGGCGGGTGGATTATTACAGCGACATCCGTCGCGGTGCAATGGGTGGTGATCAGGTTGGCTCCAGTAGTCAGGTTTCTGGTGAACTGCTCAACATGGCAAACGAAACCCTCAACGGGGGTATCTCGAATGCCAGTGATGCACTGATCGACCGTTTGGTTCAGTTGCACGGTGAAGTGGTTGAACACGACATCATCGCTCGGATCTCTTCTGGTCTGCTCGGTGGTGAAGTTGAAATCGCTCGTAGCGAACACATCGACAAGTTGATGTTTGCACGTACCATGAAGAACCAACAAACCATCCTGCTGTACGTTCCTGCTGAGCTCATGATCTACATGTGCTTCGATGTGAACGAGTATGGTGTTGGTAAATCGATCCTTGACGACGCTAAGGCGTTGGCAGCAATGCGTGCAACTCTGCTCGTAGCCAACATCATCGGCGCTGTGAAGAACGCGATTCCTGGTAAAGACATCAACATCACGTTGGACGCTAAGGACGGTGACCCGGTTGGTACGGTTACATTCCTGTCGAACGAAGCGATGGCGCTGTCGTATCACCAGTTCCCAACTGGTATCATCAGCGTTCAAGGTTTGGCTGAACAACTTCAGATGTCGGGTTACTCGGTTAACGTAACTGGCCACCCTGCTTATCCTGAAGTATCGACCACCATTACACCGCGTGAAAGCAACTACGTGCCTGTTGACACCGACTTGCTGAACTCGCTGCGTAGTGACCTTCACCGGGTGTTCTCTCTGACGCCTGAGATGGTCGATGGCGTGAATGAGCCTGACTTTGCTACGACGGTGGTGGCTAACCACTTGATGCTCCTGAAACGCGTCATGGTGCTTCAGAACATCGCTAACCCACAGATCACTGACTACGTACGTGTGTTCACGTATAACTCGGGGATTCTGTTGGAACAGCTGATGGACATCATCGATAACAACGAGAAGCTTGTTCCAGATGAGTACAAGGAAGATCCTGAGGCTTTCCTCGAGGCTTTCCTGAACTCCCTCGTCGTTAACCTGCCAGCGCCTAGCACTGACAACCTGACCAAACAGATCGAGCTGTTCGATAAGTACTCGGAAGCGTTGGACAAGATCATTCCTGCCTACGTTACTGAGGAATACTTCCACGGCTACACGAGCGACACGGTCAAGGAAGCAATCCCAACAGTTATCGCATCGCTCAAGGGTATCGAGCTGCGTCGTTGGATGCGTGAACGTGGGTTCTTCCGTGAGTTGGATATCTTCGTCAACACTGAAGATGGCAGCCCACTGCTGAATCTCAACGAAGAGATGAAGCAACACGTTACCGCAATGATCGCCGGCCTCGGCGATTACATCAAGATCGTGGCTGAAGATGCTTATAAGCATCGTAAGGATCAGGAACGTCTGAAGAAGCTTGACCAGAAAGTGAAAGACGCCATGGCGGAACTTGGTCAAGCTGAAGAAGAGTCCGCTCCTGACTTCGATGCAGAAGCTCCAGTACCGGATCTGACCGATCCTAACGCAGAAGAACCAGCAGCTGAAGATGAGCTGTCTCTGGATGAACCTGTATCGGAAGAGGAAGCTCCGGCTGAAGAAGAGAAACCTGAGGAGCCTGAAGAAACTCCTGAGGAAGAGAAGCCAGTAGAAGAGGCTCCTGTAGAGGAACCTATTGAAGATGAACCAACTGAAGGTAAGCCTGCGGCTCCTGAAGATGAGTTCAAGCTTGACTTGTAAGTGATTGGGGTAGACAGGATCTTAATGGTCCTGTCTACTTCGCTTTATGCTGCGTGTTAATTATTCACTGTCACACTTGCTTTTATGTTAAAGAGCTTTCTTCCTTATTCTAGAGGAGACGTAGTAACCTAGACTAGAAGTCTAGGGGACGAAGTCGACGATGGACTAACGTGAAGGAGTCGTAGACGACTGAACCTCTCTAGTTCTTTACTAGGGAAGGGGAGGGGGCTTTTTGCTGTATAATCAAATTTACTTGGGTGATACATTACAAACACGATAAGCAATCCCCCGAGGAAACAACATCATGATCAGTGGCACGATGAGATTCGCCGTAGGCTGCGTAGTTGCTGCTGGTGGCCTCTTGGTGACTTACAAAGCAGGTATGGACCTGTACGAGAAGCATCAGCAGAACAAAGAGATCCGCGCCTACAAAGAGGCGCTCAGAATCCACAACAGCTATTACGAGGAAGAATACAAACTAACCTTCGCAGACTACATGGAACGGTTGGCTGTACCGTTTCGATATGTCCATCGCTTTCCGTACGTTAAATGTACAAAGCCCGAGAAGTACGAAATCCTGATGTGTCCTTTCGGGATACTCATTAATCATGACGTAGCGCTGATGCTAGCGTGCGCCATGGCACGTAAGCAGTTCCAGTACGACTACCCTAAGGTTCTTGGTGGTGGTCCTCTGGTGTGGTCTGTAGCGCAGACGCGTTATGTCACGCAAGACAATCTGGAAAGCGGTATGAGAGACCTGTTCCACGCCGAGTATACGGCTGAGCAGTATCTCGAACAATGCTTACACTTCCGCAAACAGTTGAAAGAACACAAGGGAGAACCAATCGTTCTCTTCGTCCACAAGCAATCCAAAATCATTCGCCACTTACTCAATGATGATTCATTCGAACCCGGCGAAGACATGCTCTAAAGGAGAGCCGCAATGCCTGAAGCTAAAGCAACACTCAGTCCAGAAGTAGAACGTTTCCACAGCAATCTCGAGTTTACCCTCGAATGCATCACCACCCCTGAAACCGTAACCACCATCCTCGACAAACTGGCCGAGAAAGGCTATACGTTGGAACTGTGGCAGAAGGCCGCGTACGCTCCCAGGCTTCCTGGAGTGTTCGACTTCAATGCAACTTACGAACCTGAGCAAGGAGCGCCTGAATCCGAGGAAGGCATCTACGCTAACCTGGGTTATCAGATTGCTCGATACACCGGTATAACTGTCCGTGAAGATCAGGTGGCGTACCTGATGGGACAGATGCGCGATGAGCTCCAGTACGAGTTCTTCTACAAGCCGAAAGAAGCCTAACGGCATACAGAGCGTGGGGCAACCCACGCTCTGTTTACTTCTTTTTTTTGTCTAGTTACGCCGCTTTGACGTACTTCGACTGTGCGCCTTTGGCCATCTTGTTGTTGACCTTGTGCAGACACTCTTGACGCAGGATGATGCCATCGTTGTTCACGTCCAGTCCCTTGTTAGGAACGAACTGAGCATCGCCGGTTTTCCACATGACGTACGAGTCCGGCTTACCAACAGCTACCGGCCAGATGATCGCCATGTACAGGTCACCGAGATTGGAGATCTTCTTGGCGTACGGCTTGAAGTGAAGGTAGACGTATTCCAACTGCTCGACCTGAGTCATCTTCGCCAAAGCTTCGACGGTAGTGCCCAGACCGATAGCAGTAGCCTTCATGAACTGGATGAGACCAGTCGCCGAAGATACAGGACTACGAGTATTAGCCTTGAACTCCTCACCGGTTTCCCACGCCATGCAAGACATGAAGTCCTGAATCATGACAGGTGGAAGGTTGAGACGTTTGATGATCTCAGCCAGCTTGGTGAGTTCAGCTTGAGTGAACTTCGTACCCCAGAGGATCTTGTTCACACCGAATGGTCGGGAAGCGTCGATGGTGCTTGCTTTCAGAAGATCCAGCGCACCTTGAGACTTGTTACCCCAGATACCGTCAGGAGTCCCACATGGGAACCCAGCGGCATTCAGATAGCCTTGGGTCTCCATGATTACTTCTTTCAGAGTTTGTGCCACGAGGCTTCTCCTTAAATGGTCTTGAGATGAGACAATGCAACTTGCACTGCATCAAACTCACCAGTCGGAAGTGTGACAAGGTCAACGTGATGTTGGACCGTATCACGGGTGTAGTCGATACCGAGATTCTGAGACGTGAGGCTCAGAGGCTGGCCAGCGACTGCGTTGAACGTCATGGTCAATTCCACAGCGTCCAACCCAGCCCACTTGGCCATGGTTTCGACGAACACCTTGCTTTGAGCCAGGATGTTTGCCTTCTCAACATCACCGAGCATCTCAGCCCCTGCTTCCGCGTAATGCGTGTAGTAGGAGTTGACTGCCCAGTATTCTGCCAAGATTGGCGTTGCCACGAGACCACGGGTAAACGTGTCGAACCACTTCGTACCGTTGGGAGCATTCAGAAGCGTCCCAGCTGCGTAGTCAGCGGCGGTAACTGGCTTACTCGAGTAAGTCATCACCTGATACTCCAACACGCCCACAGAAGCTCTAGGGCCGTTACAGACCCAACGTGCTGCATGGATGCGAGCGTATTGAGCCAGCCCAGGCGCTCGGTACAGAAACAGTCCACGATCCAGCCCGGTATACGGGTTAGTCGATTGGACGTTGGTCGGAAGTTCTGGTACTGGCTGTGTCATCTAATCGTTTCCTTAAAGGATCATGGTAAAGGGTTCCACGGCGCCGTCAGTTTAGTCGGTACGTCGTAGTTACCTTGAGTTGCAGGAATTGCAGAACCGATCGGTGCCTGACTAACGCGGAATGTATCAATCCGCAAGCACGAGGCGAACGACATCGCAATGATACCAGCCGCACCTGTAGTGATGCGGCCGATGAACATTACCGATACCGATTCAGGTGGAGAGTCAGCTCGACACTGATAGGTCACGATACCGAACGTCGAGCGAACGTAAACGTAGAACGTCTTGTTCGCTGGCGCTGGATCGATGGCCAGCAGATTGATCGATGTAACAGGAAGAACGTAAGGCGTGCCTGACAGGATCGCGTTCATCACGCGGTTACATGTAGCAGTCCACCCATTGAACGTCCACGCTGCATCGACCTGCGGATCAGTCAACTCGTCCACCACACCGTAACTGGAAACAGGAACGATCGAGATCGGAACCTTCTTCCCAAGCTTAGTGTTGATCGTGTTAGCGCTATACGAGCCGATGGTATCCATAGACTCTTGGTGCGGGTTGTTTCTTAACGCGATGTGTGCAGCCAGCGCATCACGCGCCGGCTTCAGTAGACCCTTCCAGTCAAACTGGTTGGCAATCAAGTCAGCATCATCTGCTTCCAAGGCCAACGCACGCTTACGAGCGAGCAGACGTTTAATCTGCTCATCGTAGTGCCTGAAGTACTTACTGACCAGGAGATACCCGGCCGTAATAGGACCTGCCATGGCGATCTCCTTTAAGTCGTCCAACCACTGTTGATGTTGGATGGAGCTGCCTGAGTACCAGTCGACGCAGGGATGGCCTGCCCACGAGGTGTCTGCGTTACAGCAAACATACCGAGTCGAACGATCTGCACCATTGCTGGAGTCCAGACCCCACCAGCGTAGTTCACTGCGCCGAAGATGATCTTGTTCAACGATTCAGTGACGTTGGTCGTAACGCCCAATGTAGCGACGCGGTTAGGTACTGCTCCAGAGAGCGTGACAGTTACGTACTGTCTGGCATCCGTACTCAGGGTGAGGTTAGCCGCAGTCACGTTGACCTTACGACCTTGGAAGATCATGGTGAAGGCAGGGACGTTGAGCGTCCCCGCACCTACCGTTACCGCTACCAAAGGAACCTTACTTACAGGTACTGCATCCTTTGGATAGTAGTTGACCCGCTGAGCATCGAACGTGGTCTTGGTCATACCGCCCAACGTGGCGAGAGTATCGCCGTGGGCGTTGACCGTGTCTTCGTGAGCCTTGACTTCCCCACGAATGATAGCAACGAGATCCGCAAGCGAATACCCGTTGATACGATCCGTGTTGTACGCGCGTACGGCGAACTGGGCAGCTCGGTCGATGAGGCGTTTTACTTCCTCCTTCCACAACCCGAACTTGTCCTCTAAGTTCTGCCGGATCTCTTCTTCTGTCATGTTTATCTCCAGTTCAGGCGGCCAGGCGTGTTAGGCGTACCGGACGTGAGAGGGATACCAGAACCTTGCGATGCACGAGCAAGAACCATTCCACCGATAGCCACCCGCTTCGCAGTGATAACTGCGTTGAGGCCAGCGTTCGTAGTGGTGAAGTAACCGAGGTACAATGACGCCTCAGCAACCGGAGTCGCCGTAGAACTTTCGACGATCTTGTACGACAACACCCCATTGATCTTCACGATCCAGACGTGGTACGTCTTGTTGATATCCACCCCAGGTGTCAACTCGTAGGTAGTCTGCCCAATCAACTGGAAGACACCATCCAGCATTGCTGGTGCCTCGTCAGAGAAGTAAACAGTCCACGCACTTACCGTCTTCTGGGACACGATCACGATCGAGGAGTTGATGTCCGATATCCGCCCATCGTAAAGCTCGCCGATTCCCTGAGACGGTGGTTCTGACGTCGATACCAATGTCCCGATCATCTTCGTACCGCAGTCAATCTGACCTCGGATAAACTCAGACGTTTTCGTGAAGTACAATCCACGGTTAGGGAAATTCAAGAATCCAGCCGGTGCCACTTGAACGTAGTTCCAGTAAGGCGAGCCAACGAATGCCCATGCACCGCCAGTCCATGTGGCCATGATCAGTAACTGCTCACGGTCACCAGACACCAAGTTCACTACAGCAGGAGAAAGCCCTAACGTGAACCCGTTACTGGTCGCACGAATAACGGTCTGTCCAGCCTCAGGCCAGTAATCCAAGGAGATGGAAATACCCATAGCGATCTGACTGTTCACGTAAGTGAACGTGCCGGTCTGAAGACTCGCAGCAGTAACGTTTTGACGACTACCAGCGATGTCAACACTGCAAAGGAACATGCGGGTAACGCGATCGCTACCGATGAACAAGCCTGATACGAACGGAGGTAGGCCACCGTACATCTGTGGAACGACGAGTTCGAACAACACGTTCTCGGCAGTATTCGGTCCGTAGTACAGACCGATCCCTCGTGCACCCAAGGCACTGACAATCTGCTGCTTGAGACTATTCATTACCGCGGCTGAAGTCTGAACAGTACCAGAACCATTCATGTTTGTGTCGATGTTGTACGAACGAACCAATGGGCCATCACGGCTGATGAATCGCGCCTGACTAACGAAAGAACCACCTGGGTGGGCCTCGTTAAGCAGTTGAATTGCATTACCCTCAGGGATACCAAGAGCACTCAGCTGATAACGGTTCTTCGTCGGTGCGAAACCGCGGAAGGCGAAACCACCGGTAACGGACGAATACTGATAGTCTGGATTCCCTTCCAGAACGCAACGCACGCCCCACCGACCGAACTGGTTAGCCGCGTTACGTGAACTGTTCACACAGCTCACCACGTTATCGCCGATATTCGAGTGGGCTGCAAACGATTCAGTCAAACCACTACCGTATCTACCAGTGACGTTCAGCCCGAGGGTTTTAGGTCCCCAAGGCGTACGTGCATCAAAGATAGTGAATGGGTCGGCGTTCTGATCGTGATCGATGCGGTACAACGTCCGGGCCGTGTAGTAAGTTACCGTTTGGTAAACCCACATTTGGTTGAATTTGGTGGTGTAGATCGACGCAGCCGATTGACCACCCACCGTTGACAGGTATCTACCTACCTCGATCAACGGAGCTGCTGGGCTATCGTTGAACGTGAATTGGGAGCCGCTGTAGTTGATTACAGCTTTCTGGTTGTAGTAACGCGCAACGTCAATAACCTTGTTATCAGGGATCAGGAAATTGAAGATGTAGTTCTTACCCAATTCGCCTGTAGCGCCATCGCCAGAATAGAACTGTTGATAGAACTGTTGGAAGATATTGACGCGGCCATCTTCACGAACCATCGCTTGTCTGCAAGGACTGGCGTTAGTCAATGAATGCAATCCAGCTGGTGCGCCAGTCAGGATGAATGGAGCCGCTGGGCTATCGAACAGCACGAGGTCGGCGCTACCAATGACACCGCCAGACCCACGGTTAATGGTCCAACCCGTCACGCGTTCGAACCCGCCCAACACGCCTGAGATCAGGTTAGCAACCGGGCAGCGCCAAACACGATAACCGATCTTACCTTCGTCGAACAGGTCGATCAGGAAGTAAGCCCAACCAGCCTTGACATAACCCATTGGAACAGAACGTAGACCCGGACCTGGAACAGAAGGCGTCTCCATGTACTGCTTCAGGGTTACGTTGAAAAGATAACCCTCAGGGATGAAGAAGCCCGTATGTTTCGTGTGGTCCATCGTGTTGTTTGTAAGCGACACGAAGTAACCGTTACGGGCTCCATCAGACTTGTTGCACATCACGCCGATGATGAGGTCTTGGCTACCATGAAGGATTGCCATTGCTCTCAAGCTGGCTGGGAAATAAGCCGGCTCGTATCTGGTGTTGGACATGATGATCTTACTGAGATCCGTCTCAGTCTGGGCGTTACGGATGTAACTGTAGTAAACCCCTTTGGAGTCACCGTCAGTACCTGTCCGCAACATCATCAGAGTGCCGTTATCTTCCATCATCATTGCCACGTAGCCCCAAGGAGTCAGGTTAGAACCCGACTCGAAGGAACCAGTGATGTTTGGTGGAAGGAATTCACGGTCACCGTAGAAAGACATCGGAACGCCAGAGTCCGCATCCAAGATGAGATCGAGGCTGGCGTCGTATTCCGCTTTATCGTAACTGCCCAACGAACCAGGAAGATCCTTGTGGATATTCTGACCCTTCTTGTTTTGGTGAGCAGTTACTTCAGCAAGCAATTGTGCCTGAACTTGGGCAGCTGTTTTGTGTTCCAACGTATCAGCATAGTCAGCGTGCTGAGTACGATCAGCTGGCCGCGCCAACGCAGCAGCGAGTTCAGTTTTGAAATGCCTGAACCCAGCAGCAACAGCAGCAAGGGCTGTAGTCTTCGACATCGTAGAAACTCCTGGATGCGCTGTGGTTTAAAGTAACGCCAATTCGCCAGCGGCTGTTTCGAAGCAGAGCGCGAGCTTCATGCAGAAGTCATCGATCGAATCGAACTTCTTGCTGACCTGAGTCAGGAGTAGTTGGCGAGATGCCAGATCACCGTCACGGATAGCCGCAGCGATATCAGCATTGGACTCGACAACGTACTTCATGCCGTACAGGTCGTAGGCGCTGTGCAAGTGCGGTGCAGGAACGAACTGAGAAGGAACCCCGATGAGGTCACCCCACGCCACTGGGCGGTTATCGTTCTGCAACGCCTCGATGGCTTGTTTGAGTGCATACGTAGAGAATGAAAATTCACCACCTACATACTGGCACGTCAAAAGGATGTTTGTGCTGACATCCGGGTTTACGATCTGCACTGCTGAATAGACAGCTTGACCGGCGGCGTTAGACGCTTCCCGGTAGTAGTGAACCAGGTTGTAGTCATCGACCGCATCCAGCTCACGACCGTTGGCCGCATCCTTGATGATGACGTTACCGCCGAAGAATGGACCGTAGTCAGCAACGAAGATCCGACCTTTCACCGATCCAATCGAGTGCGCCTCATCGACTACTCTGTTAGCGGGACTGGTCCCGAAGAGGTCGAGAGGATATTTGAAGATAGTGTTAGCCATTTCAGCATAACCCCGAAAGAAGAGGATTGGAGATTACTAGCCGTCTGAGTACAAAGGATTTGCGACTTACGGAATCCACGCAGGATTTAGTTGAGCCATCAAGTCAGGCGTACTGGTAGTGGCAGGGATTGCAGACCCCACCGGCGTCGTAGAGACACGGTACGTATCGATCCGAGTAACCCTCTGGATAGAGACGGAAGAGATATTTGAATCCCCTGTAACGATCTTACCGATGTACATCTTGCCGCTTGTTTCAGCTAACGCGGTTAGCGACACCAGATATTTGATCGCAACGCCGTCGAACCGAAGATAAACGAATAACGTTCTATTCGATACATCCGTTGCGAGTGTAGCGAGGTTGATGCTGGCGATTGGAGCAGGTAGGTCGTACCCAGCCATCATCGATGGAACTTGAGCTGTAAAGGATATCGTCCATCCAGCAAACGAGATGGGTAACGCCGATCCAGCAAAGTCACCATACCGGCTAATGGGTAGCGCCCCGCGAGGGATAGCAATACCCAACACCGCATCAACCGTATCGTTATCGACGCCGTCAAGACTATCAGCTGTGATTCCGTGCGGGTTGTTTCTATCGGCAACATGGTTGGTGCCGACGAGCTTACCCGCGTTGATGAGCGTAGTTGCCGTATCCGTTCCGATCAGTTTGGAGTTATCGGCCAAACCAGCGGTATCCGGCTTTCTACTTAGTGCCGCTAAGACTTTGACACGCAACGCATCGAATGCATCGTGCATCAATTGAATTAGCTGGTTATTATCGTCAGCCATTGAATTGCTCCGATTAACTTAACCAATCGTTACCGATGTGGTCAGTGAAGACTGGCAGATCAGCAGTGCTAGGGATCGCGCCACCGACAGCGTCTTTGGAGGTACGGTAGTGATCAAGCTTAGTCACAGCGGTCAAATTGACTGCCGTAAACGTGTTAGCGTTGGTCGTAACCGAGCCGATGTAGAAGCGCGACCATGTCTCGATCAACGTTGTTTCAGACACCGTGTATTTAGCAACGCCGCCGACGACTTCAACGTACAGCTTATACGTCTTGTTAGCAGGGTTGCCGAACAGTGCAACGAAGTCGAGCGATTGCGCAGGTAGGGTGTAATACGTACCCCACATCAGCAACGGGTTTGCCGTCAGGAAGTTCAGAACGAACTGAACGTAGCCGGTTAGGACAATGGTCCCGCCAAGATCTCCGAACTGAGAAACTGGGAGAACTCCCTGAATCAACTTCTCCGCTGCCGTAGCGTTCACCGCTGCTGGTGTTGGAGCATCCAGAATCGCTGGCGTTAACCCGTGTGGGTTGTTCGTCAATAGAGCGTGAGCTGAGATAGACGAATCTACTTGGGTTTTCATACCCGCCGGAATTTGCCCATTGAGCTGGGTACTGTCGTCAGCAGTACCCGCCGTAGGAGCTTTCCGGGTCAAGATGCGAGTGATTTGGTTGGTGAACGATGTCACCTTCGTCTTCAGCTCTTCAATCTTTTCCAGAAGCGTTGACATTTGATCAGCTCCATTCCAGTGTGTCTGGGGATGAAGGCAAGCCGTTACTCACAGGGATCGACGAGCCCAACGCTTCAGTGTTGAGGCGGAAGGTGCCGATACGAGTGACTTTATCCGTAACGATCGAAGTGATCTTTACGTCGTTCGTGGTGATAGTACCCAAGAACATCGTACCGATACCTTCAGGTGAAGGACCAGCGTCGATCGAGTACGCGCAGGTATCGCCCGACTGTTTCAGATAAATGTAGAACGTCTTGTTCTTCAAGGCGCCTTCTTGAGTAAACAGAAGGGACAGGTCGAAGCTCTGCACAGGCATCACGAAGTACTTACCACCAATCACCACAGGGACAGGTTCGGAGAAGTAAACGATCCACCCTTGCGCCACTTCCTGAGAAGCCAGTACTACTCGTTGGGCTATTGGCGGCACGTTGCCTTTAACCCACGCATCGAACTCAGCTTCCGTCTTAGCGATCGGCAAGAAGACAGATTTCGTCGAGTCGTCACTGATACCAGTTTCAGCCAGAGTCACGATATTCACGCCAAACCCAAGATCTGGATGGGAGAGGTACGCACGACTGCTGGTGTAGTGGTTGAAGACAACCATGTTGTACGTAGCGTTAGCTACGAACTGACTGGTCGACTTCTTGTACTTGAATGCCATCGACGCCAGCGCCGACGATCCAGGTATGTTCATGTTCCAGACGTTAGACGCGCCAATGAGAAACGCATCAGCTACTTCGTAGATACTGCACGCGCCAGAGCAGTTTGAGTTAGTGGAACTGAACCCAAGACTAGCACCACCAGTGGTGTAGGCGTAATACGGTGCGAGAATCGCGTCGATGCTGGCGATCGCAATAACGTTACCGGGAGCATCAGTCGACAGATTGACTTTCGCAAGAGTAATGCCATGTTTGCCATCAGTCGTTACGAAGTTAACCATTACGAACGGAGGAACCGCCAGCGCTGTTGGAATGACCAGATCGCAACGAACACCGCCGGAAGCGATCGGAGTGATCCCAAGTCCAACCAGTTGCGAAGTAACCATGTCCACCAGAGACTGGGCCAGCGCGGTGCTGATGGAAACCAGAGGACCGATCGACAGATCCGGATTGATGATCGAAGGACCAGTTGTCTTCATTCCAGTCAGATAACGACGACCAGTCACCGTGATCACGCCTCCGGTGGAGACTTCTTGCACGGTCGCTGCGTAGTTGACTTCAACCTTCCCATCGTCTACGATAAATTTCCGTATTGACGATGGTTTATACCCAGTCAGCGAACCTGAGTACAGTGATTTGTAAGTGTAGGTTGGAGTGTCTTCCAGCATCGTGTACGCAAACCCACGCCGCCATTTACCAGCTGCATCCAACCCATCGGCTTGGAGTAACAACACCGATGCCGATAGAGGTATTGGTGATATTAGGTTACCACCTAATGCCGAACCGTATTGAGCTTGGTTAGACACACCGCCATTACCAACCGTCGTTTGCGATAGGCATTTCAACGCATCGTACTTGGAAGTCCAGCCGGTGACTTTGCCGTAGACCATGACAATCGCATCGACAGTGTTCTGGTTAGAACAACGGAATACGTTACCAGAGTTATCAAATGCGTAGAATGAAGATTGCGCACCAGAACTCGACAACGCATCGTACTGCAATGCTTGGAATATCGGCCCACCATACACTTCGGCTGCTACGGTGCTATACGTCGCAGTACTTTGAACATCGAAGCCAGGGTCTAACTTGACTTCTTTGGTCACTGGGTTATACGTCCAACTGAACGTCATCGCCGCGTACGGTGCGGTGTTGGTCACGTATCTGGCCTGCGACCAGATCTTCGTACGGATCAGGCCATCAGGACCTAAAGCCGATACCATCGCTGGCCAACCGTAGTACATGGCATTCGTGCTAGCGAATGCACCTGAGTTCAGAACCATCGGGTTGTCCGCGGCGACTGTACTCATGATCTTCGCACAGAACTGAGCGTAATCCGCCCCGCTCGTTACGACATTGCCGAAGCCTGTGGTATTAATACCAGTCAGGGCATTGAAGTCGATGTACCCGCCGTTAGCAGCCTGTACCGTGGCGAGTGGCACCGAACTCATCTTCACCCTGAACGGGACAGCGCCGCTTGTCGAAAAGACCAATGCGTAATAGTAGACGGTGTTATCTGCTACGAAGCACTCGCCCTGCTGCCCACCCATCAAAGCGTATTCAGCCGGAGTAATCAAACCGCCGGTGTGTTTACTGTCATCGAAGGTGCCATTAGTGGCCGCCACGAAGTAATCGCCAGGGACGCCATTAGCATCCTGAAGTCGACCAAAGATGATGGACGACGAACACGAGAATATCTGCTGTACAGTAAGACCAGCAGGAATCCACGTAGGGCGATATTTACGGTTGGTTTTAGTCGGTTGTTGGGTAGGCTTGCTAGCACCCGGAGCGTAAGCGTAATACGTACCACGAATCGAACCGTTAGTGGCATTCCGAAGATAGACGAGAGTACCATCGTCTTCGAAGAAAGCTGCACCAGTCTTTGGGTTGAATGTGGTAGTACCCGATTCGAACGTACCCAGGATACCAGTCGGCAGATAGTTATTACTACCGTACCGAGAGATAGGGCAAATGCCAGACGGGAGCAGTGGAGCTTGAACAGCAGCCCACTGATCCTTACTGATGATACCAACCGATGCAGCGCTGTCGTTGTGAGCAGCTTTACCAGTCAACCCGATGTGGGAGTTGACCGCACCACGAATGAACGTGGTGAGTG